CTGAAGTTCCAAAAGCTGATATTCAGCGATCAAAATTTAACCGCTCATCTGGTCTTAAATCTGCCTTTGATTCTGGCTACCTCGTTCCTATTTTTGTTGACGAGGCATTACCAGGGGATACTTTTAACCTAAACGCTACTACATTTGCTCGACTCTCTACTCCCATCAATCCGTTCATGGACAATCTCTGGCTCGAAACGTTCTATTTCGCCGTTCCGATTCGTCTGATCTGGTCCAATTTTGTAAAAATGATGGGCGAACAAGTTGACCCTGGCGACTCAACTGATTATACTATCCCTCAAATGGTCGCACCGGCTGGAGGCCATGCAAATGAATCTCTCTCTGACTACCTTGGCATCCCAACAAAAATTGCAGATTTGTCTCATTCTTCTCTCTGGCATCGTGCCTATAACCTTGTATTTCGTGAATGGTTCCGTGATCAAAACCTTATTGACTCTCCTGTTGTTGATACTGACGACGGCCCTGATACTCACACTGATTACGTCTTAAGGAAACGTGGCAAACGCCACGACTATTTTACTTCTTGTCTACCATGGCCACAAAAAGGTGATGCTGTAGACCTTCCTCTTGGTATTTCTGCTCCTATCACCGGAATCGGTCCAGCAACACAATCACTTGGTTCAAGTACATATTATCCAACTGACGGAACTGCCGGAATAACACCTGCAAACACATTAAATAATATTGTTGCTCAAAATGACGTGTCAAATTCTGGCTATCCGGACATTCGTGCAGATTTATCTGAGGCTACTGCCGCAACTATTAATGAACTACGACAAGCATTCCAGCTTCAAAAAATATATGAGAGAGACGCCAGGGGCGGTACGAGGTATATAGAGGTTATAAAATCTCACTTCGGTGTTACTTCACCTGACGCCCGGCTTCAACGTCCTGAATTCTTGGGTGGCGGCTCTACCAGGGTTAACATAAATCCTGTTCAACAAACTTCATCAACTGATGCAACTACTCCTCAGGGTAATCTCTCCGCTTATGGTGTTGCCTCTGATCAAAATGGCTTCACTAAATCATTTACAGAACATTCTGTAATCATCGGTATGGCTTGTATGCGTGCCGATCTCACCTATCAGCAAGGTCTTGATCGAATGTTCTCACGTTTAACCCGTTTCGATCATTATTGGCCTGCTCTCGCACATATTGGCGAGCAAGCTGTAACAAACATCGAAATCTACGCCCAAGATCCTGCTACTGATACTGGCTCAACCGGTACTCCTGACAACGATCGTGTTTTCGGCTACCAGGAACGCTATGCTGAGTACCGCTACAAAAATTCCAAAGTTACCGGAAAAATGCGGTCAAATGATGCCGCATCTCTCGACCCCTGGCATCTTGCACAGGACTTTTCAACACTTCCGGAACTTAACCAGACTTTCATTGAAGAAGCTCCTCCTGTTGATCGTGTTGTCGCTGTCAACACTGAACCTCAAATTCTCTTCGATGCACACTTTCAACTTAATTGTGCCCGGCCTATGCCAACTTATTCTGTTCCTGGTCTTATCGATCACTTCTAGGAGGTATTATGTTTCCAGCATTAGCTGCTATACCAGCCGCGGCCGCTCTTATAGGTCAAATCGGTGGTTCCTCTGCACTCAGCATGTATGAGTCTAAAACCAATCGTAAAAAAGACTTTGAAGCCATGCGCAATCTTCGTGGAACTACTTACCTGGACACAATGAAAGATATGAAAGCCGCTGGCTTAAACCCTATTCTCGCCAGTAAACTAGGCGGCAGCTCTGCCGCCTCAATCTCTGGTAAACCATCCTCTAATCCTGCTGCCGCTATGCAAGCTGGTACAGCAAAAAAACTCGCCCAGGAACAAGCAGACTTGATGTGGACTCAACGTCAAAACATTAGTGCCAATACTGACAAGTCTCGTATGGAAACTTATAATCTCGAACGACAAAAAGAGATTCTCGAAGAACAAGTTAATACCGCAAAAATGCACAACGATGTCTTACGTGCTACCCTTCCCCATTCAAAAATGATGGGAGGTGTAAAAGGTCATGACAACATGAAAGCACTCTATCAAATTGGTGAGGTCTTTCGTGCTTTTAACCCGTTCGTTAATTCTGCTACTCAAGTAATGCGTGCCCAACCATCTGGAGGAAAATAACATGAAATTCCGTAAAGCTTACGACACTCATCAACGATTCCCGTCACCTGGTGGCGGTGAATCAAAAACTCAACAACACTTCAAACGTGAATGCGATATTAATCATCTTATGAGTAAATATCAAAAAACCGGTGTCATCGATCATGTAAATAAATACCAGGGTGACTATTCAGACCTGACCGATGTACCCGACTACCATACTGCACTATTAAAAGTGCAATCTGCTCAAACCGCCTTCGATACTTTACCTTCATCGATCCGTAATAAATTCAAAAATGATCCTTCACTCTTTCTCGACTTTGTGTCTAATCCGGAAAATCTCGATGAAATGGTAAAACTCGGTTTGGCTAAAAAAACCTCTCCGGAACCGTTGCCGGTAGATCCATCACCGGCCACTGCTCCGGAGACACCGCCGGAGGCTTAAAACGATGAAAGATAAAATCTTAACATTCGTTATCTCTCAAATTGTCCAGGCTTTCCTGGGCAATCTCTCTCATCAACAAATAAAGGTCGAACTTGACAAATTAATCGACCGCCTGGAAGAACTTATAGCATCTTCTGAAAACACTCTCGATGATGGCTTTATGCCTATCGTTAAATTCATAAGGGATGCTTTTGACATCCCTGACTATCCGGAAAAATGATAATGGCCGTCTGTGGGACCAGTTCTCTTACTTGATGTAACTGGTCCCACTGACACCACTTTCAAAGAAATGGGGTCTAAATGAACGTTCAACAATTACTAATAGAAGTCATTGATCTTTTAACAACTGTTCAAGAACAATATAAAATATTGAATCCAGAACTTGTAGGTTCTGCTGCTCATACACTCGAAATGGCTGAAAAGGAGCTAGACTATAATGAAACGCAAATCATTCAATCGCAAGTCAAGCAAAAGAAACTTCACTAAAAACGCTGTCCGCACACACCGGACCAATAACTATAACCCAAAACGTGGAGGCATCAGACTATAATGGCCTGCTTCCATCCTATGCGTGGGTGGAGATCAAAACAAGTCAATGAGTCTGGTAAACGGTCACTTGTCTTCAAACAAAAACTATCTGCAGAAGGCTTTCTTGAAGTCGTTATACCTTGCGGTCAATGTTATGGTTGCCGCCTGGAACGATCTCGCCAATGGGCGGTACGCCTAATGCATGAAGCCTCGTTATATGACGAGAATTGTTATCTGACTCTAACTTATGATGACGACCACTTACCTTCTGACAACAGCTTACACGTGGAGCATTATCAAAAATTCATGAAGCGGCTACGCAAAAAATATGCTCCTAAATCAATTCGCTTCTTTCACTGTGGCGAATATGGAGATGACAATGCTAGGCCGCACTATCATGCAATTATTTTTAATCATGACTTCACTGATAAAATTCATGAAAGAAACTCGCAATCTGGTGAAAAATTATATACTTCCGAAGAACTGTCGGAATTGTGGACTGATGGCTTTTCTACTATCGGCAATGTTACTTTTGAGTCTTGCGCTTATGTCGCTCGGTATATTATGAAAAAACGACTCGGCATTGATGCCGAATTACATTACCAGGGACTCAAACCCGAATACATTACAATGTCCAGACGTCCTGGAATCGCTAAACAATGGTTCGATCAATGGAAAGATGACGTATACCCACTTGACAGCGTCATAATAAATGGTAAAGAATGTAAACCGCCTCTCTTTTATGACAAACAACTGGAAAAGGAGGATCCCTGCCTATTGAAAAAACTCAAATCAGACCGCCTACTCAACATGAAACCCTATGCCGATCATCTCACATTAAGACGGCTGCGCGTCTCTGAGACGATCAAAACACAACAAATCAACCAGCTTAAGCGTCCACTATGAAAGGTTTATTTAATGAAACAATTAGTATTCTCCATCTACGACGAGAAAGCCGAAGCGTTCTATCCTCCTTTCTTTCTACAAACCACTGGCATGGCAATTCGCGAAATCACCGATTGTGTCAACGACCTAACACACAAATTCGGTGCTCATCCTGCCGACTACACTCTCTTTCAACTCGGCGAGTTCGACAATATAACTGGAGAAATAACTTTCCAAAAACAGTCACTCGGCTGTCTAATCGAGTTCAAATCTTATAAAACTCTTGATCAAGCTACTTCTGCTGACATTGAGGACTTACGCGAAGCATTTAAACTAAGATCAATACCAACTAACCCGGAGGTTACCGAATGAGATCTGTAACTCACAACTTCTCTGAAGTTCCAAAAGCTGATATTCAGCGATCAAAATTTAACCGCTCATCTGGTCTTAAATCTGCCTTTGATTCTGGCTACCTCGTTCCTATTTTTGTTG